CGCCCAATTCCAGGTTATAGGCGGAATAGACCCGCACGTTGTTGGCGTTGTTTGTGCCCTGGTAGAAGCCGATCGTACTAATGGGCCAGGTGATCAAGAGGCCCGCCGCACCCGCGTCCGGGGACAGGGTGAGAGTGCCGTTTTGCCCTAACTGGAGACGATTGACCGGGTTCGTTGATCCCACCGGGGCCACGCTCACCGAGAGCAGGCTCGCCCCGCCTTCGATTAGGCGCACGATGCCCCCCACCTTGGTGGCGTCGTCCTTGAACCAAGCGCCGTTGAACCAGAGGTTCGATCCTATCTCGGCGCACCCGCTTGTGGTGACCTGACCGAACCGCCCATGCGTCGATGAGCCGGTGGTCTTGACGGCGAGGGCCGCACCCGCAGCGGAGGGGGGCAGGATGGAGACGTTCTCGTTCGCTACCAGCGCCGGCTGCCCCGTGGCCGGGGTCAGGGTGAGGGTGCCGTTGGGGGCGATCTGGGTGCGGGTGGTGAAGGTCTGATCGGCCCCGGCGGCGACGGTGGGGGCGCTCAGAAAGAGCAGCCCGCTCGTCCCGTCGAACTGGAGGATGGCTCCGGGGTTGTTCGTGATCGCCTTGCGAGTAGCCCCCCAGAGGACGTTGGAGAGCAGGTAGTTGGCGATTCCGGGGCCGCTGTCGGCCATGACGGCCGCGGCGCTGCCGTACTGGAGCGCCCGCAGGTCGCTGCGCCACGCTCCAGGGGCCACTCCCAGGCCCATGTTGTTGTTCACCTGGAAGCTGTTGGCCGCCGTGCGGGTGATGCTGGCGTCGATGGTGCCGCTGCCCTCCGGCCCGAACTGGAGGGTGTCCCTGATGATGGGGTCGATCAGCGTCCAGCCGGTGACCGTCGCCTGCCCCCCGCTGGTGAGGAACTGCACCCAGGCGGTGCCGGTGTCCACGTTGAACAGGCCGGTGTCCGTGGAGAAGTACACGTTGCCGGGGGTGCCCGCCGCCGGCCGGTTGGCGGCCAGGCCGGAGCGCAGCCGGCCGATGGCCAGGCCCTTCCCGGTGCCGTGGTCGTGGGCGTCGATGACGACGCAGTTCTCGTTGAGCAGGGCGATCTGCGCCGGCTCCCGCGTGCCCGGCACGGGCATATGCAGGGGCATATTCGAGGTGTCGATGTACGCCATTGCTCAACTCCTGCTCAAGAACTGCTCACGGCTAGAGGTAGAGGAGGTCGTCCCAGGTGTACTGCGTGATGGTGTCCCAGTCGTACAGCCCTACCCGGTCCCAGGTGCCGTACACGGTGAGTGTGCGGAACTGGATGGCCTTGATGGCGATGTCCCAGTCCGGGCCGTACCGCTTGGTCACCGGCGCCAGGGCCTCGGAGTAGTCCACCACGGACAGGGCCTGGATGCCCTCGTCCGGCATCACCGCCTCGACCGACCCGATGGCGGCCGCCCAGGAGATGCACGCCTCCCGAATCTGCCAGGGCGTGCGCCGGTCGATCACCCCGTCCCGGCGGGCCAGGTGGCGGCGGGCGTTGACCGTGAACGTGTACTCGAGCTGGAGGGCCGGGCGCACCTGCTCGTGCAGGGCGACGCCCTCGATGACCGGGGTGCTGCCGGTGTCGCTCTCCAGGGCGTGGCGGACCTCGATGGCGTAGCCGAACACGTTGTCCTCGAGGTCGATCCGCTCCCCGGAGAAGGAGAACACCCGTCCCACGTCGATCCAGGGGGCCTGGACATCGGGGGGCATCTCCGCGAACTGCTGCGCCACCCGGTACTGCACCCGCACCCAGTTGTGCGCCCCGATGCGGGGGCCGAAGGCGCTGAACCCGCGGTACGCCTTGGCGTCGGCCTGGAACATGGCGTGGTGCAGGGGCCAGTAGACCCAGCTCTCCTCGTCCGTGAACTCGCAGCCGGAGTCGGGGTGCGCCGGGTTGGGCGTGCCGTAGGGCAGCAGCAGCCACCCGATGGAGCCGTCCTCGAAGCCCACGTACAGCCGGCTGTTGAGGCCCGGCGCGCAGTCGGAGACGTAGAGGGAGAGAATCTTGCGCCCCGTCCACAGCTTGAGCGCCCCGTTGGGCACCTCGAGGAAGTCGTAGGCGGCGGTCTGGGCCTCCTCGGTGTTCACCCAGGTGCCGTGCTTGACCAGGTAGCTGTTCCCGCTGGACTCGTTCCACACCGCGTAGTAGCCGAACCACGAGGCGTGGCCGGCGAAGGCCATCACCTCGCCCTGGACCTCGGAGTTGTTCTCCACCAGCAGGTTCGGCCCGGTGGGGGTCAACCCGCCGGCGTTGTCCAGCCAGTAGTAGCCGTCGCCGTAGCCGAACCACAGGCGGGACAGCCAGGGCGTGGCGTTGACCCCGTTGCGGGGGCGGGGCTGCTGGCGGAACGAGGGGAACTTGTCGTTGATCGAGGTGTCGGGGTTGACCGTGAACACCCCGTTCTCTTTGAAGATGTAGAGGGCGTTGTCCAGGCACTCCAGGTTGGTGATGGCCTGGCTCTGGTCCCCGACGACGATCTCGGCGTCCCAGTTGGCGTCCAGCAGGGGGTCGGCGGTGCACTTCCGCACCGTGTTGCGCCCGGTGCTCATCCACAGCTCGTCGCGCAGGGCGGCCAGGGAGTAGCCTCCGGTCGCCCCCTGCGTCCAGGTGGTGCCGTCGAACTCCCACAGCTTGCCCGACTTGGTGACGACGTAGAGGCAGTCCTCGGTCTCCCCGGTGCCGGCGGGCCAGAAGCGCACCGCCTTGATCGCCTGGTCGTCCACCATCGTGGCGTCGCCGGGGTCGTACTGGCCCAGGTCGTGGCTGACCGTCCAGCCGTCCGGGGTGTCGCCCGACCGCTTGAGGATGAACCGCCCGGCGCCGGCGAAGGTGGCCAGCGGCGCCGGCGCGAAGGGCACCCACGGCGGCTCCTCCGGGGCCTGCGTCTGGTTGTCGCGGGCGTCGATGAAGAAGGCGACGGGGCCGGTGGAGGGGGGCGCGATCTCGTGAACCAACGGCCCCTTGATCTGGAGGCCCCCGATGGACAGGTCCACGTTGGTGCCCCAGTAGTAGCGGGTGGGGACGGGGCCGCGCTGCACCCGCTCGCCGTAGCCGCCCCGGATGCGGCGGAAGGCGAAGGTGCGCTCGGCGTAGACCGGCTGGCTGCTGTAGTCGTAGGTGATCGGGGCGACGTTGGCCAGGGTCTGCATCTTGCGCCCGACCATGATCCCGGTCTCCTGCGGACGCAGGATGACCGGGGTGCCCTGCACGATCAGGTCGTAGGGCCAGGGCCGGCGGCGGGAGTGGACGGTCGCCGGACCGGACATCCCGTAGATCGAGGTCACCCCGTTGCCGGAGAGGCCGTTGGCCCGCAGCGCCCCGTTGCCGCGGGGCGGCCCGCCGTCGCCCCACCAGTTGCCCCAGGTGGGGTGCCACAGGCCGGTGGTGGCGTCGCTGACCGTGAGGCTCATGGGGCGTTGGTCAGGCTGTTGTCGAGCCAGCGCCGGCTGCTGATCGACAGGGAGGCGTCGTAGCGGGGCGGGTCGAAGTAGACCGTGGCGACGCGGGTGAACTCGGCGGCGACCTCCTTCTGCTCGGCCCACATCCCGGTCTGCGCCACCAGGCTCATCCGGGGGCGGGCGCTGCGCCAGCACTCGATGTGCCCGGCGGCGGCGGCGTAGTCCAGGGGCACCGCGAAGCGGTCCTCGTCGGCCCACGGCTCGTTGACCGTGCCCATGCGGATCACCCAGGAGTCCTCGCCCACCGGGTAGACGTGCTCCTCGGGGAGCACCATGGCCACCGCCGGCCGGCGGTTGGTCACGTAGGCCTTGCCGAACCAGGTCTCCAGCAGGGTGAGGTACAGCCCCCCGCCGTAGGGTTCCACCCGCCAGCCCACCATCGGCGCCCCGCCGCTCATGGACACCCCGTAGACCTGATCCCGGGTCAGCAGCCACGGCGCCTGCTCGGTCAGGTCGATGGTGAAGGCGGGGCCGGAGAGGGTGCTCTCCACCGGCAGGCGGTGGACGACGTAGCAACGGCGCAGCCCGCTGAGCACGGCGGGGCGCAGCTCCTGCTCCGGGTCGAGGTGGTGCAGCTCGATCTCCTCGTCGGTGTACGTGGGGTAGCTGTACGGCCGGTCCACCTCCAGCACCCCGTCCTCGGGGCGGTAGTCGCGCACCAGGCGGATGCGGTCGTCGTCCGCGTAGGGCAGCGGGGTGCCGTCCGGCAGCGTGGTGGGCAGCAGGGTGCCGTCCCGCAGGCGACCCCGGCGCAGCACGAACATATCCTCGATCCCGCCCAGGTCGATGGTGGAGCGCATCGCCGGCAGGGCGATGCTGGTGGGCGTGCTGGTGACGCTCTCCTGGTCGCCCGGGGAGGCGTTCCGCACGTAACGCAGTTGAAAGGGGCCGACGCGCCTGGCCACCTCCTGCTCGATCTCGCGCAGGGCAGTGGTGTCGGTCGGGACGAAGCCGCCGTCTGGACTGGGGCCGAGCAGGATGATCGACATACCGTGTCCTCCCGGTGGTTACCAGACGCTACGGGGGCGGAGCCGGGGGCAGGAACATCGTGCCGCCGAGCGCGTCCCAGTCGCCGGCGTCGTGCCAGTGGTTCGTCATCTTGGACTCGAGCGTGGCGACCCGAGCCAGCAGGGCGTCGAACGCGGCCTGCGTCACCGGGGTCTGCCAGGCCGTGGCGTAGTCGGTGGCGGCGGTCTTGACCAGCATCTGCCCGGTGGCGCCGCCCGCGGCCACGCCGGGACCGGTCGCGCCGGTGGGTCCTTGCGCGCCCGGTGCCCCCGTCGCTCCGGTCGCCCCCTGCGGTCCCTGCGATCCGGTGGCCCCGGGTGGCCCCTGCACCCCGGTGGTGCCCTGCGGCCCCTGCGGGCCGGCGATGCCGGCCGGGCCGGTGTCGCCTTGTGGCCCCTCCGGTCCGGTTGGACCGGCGACGCCCTGCGGGCCGGGGTTCCCCTGCGGCCCCGCAGGGCCGGGCACGGTGCTGGCCGGGCCGGTCGGCCCCGGGTTCCCTTGCGGTCCGGCGGGGCCGGTGACGCCGATGGGGCCGGGATCGCCCTGCGGCCCCTGCGGGCCGGGGACGTTGCTCGCCGCCCCCGGCGGCCCGGTCGGGCCTGCCGGTCCCACCGGGCCAGGCTCGCCGGTCTCGCCCAGCTTCGACTCCAGGCCCTCGGCGTTCAGGCGGTAGAGCCACCCGTCCGCCTTGGCGTACAGCCGCACCCCGGAGTCCGGGTTGACGCCGGGGGTGTAGATGGCGTCGAAGTCCTGGTACTGGGTGACCCGCAGCGGCCCGCTGACCACGCCCCCGCTGAGTTGCAGGTAGCGCAGGTCGCTCTCCGCCTTGGTGTAGACCTCGTCCGAGACGGGCAGCGCGTCCTCGGTGAACAGCAGGTCGAGCACCTGGCGCACCGGGGCGTAGCCGGCGATCCAGGCGCTGACCTCGATCCGCACCGGCACCGGCGCCCAGACCTCGATCAGGCCCCGCTCGTCGGTGGTGGCCGGGAAGGTCAGGGGCGCGGTGGCGTCGGGCGAGGCGTACAGCGCGCCCAGGTAGTGCTCGTCCGTGCCGGGGATCAGCGGTCGCCACTGCGCGTAGGCCGCCGGGCGCAGCACCCCCAGGCGGATGAGCTGCACCGTGGTGCTGGCGTACGCCTGGAGGTACCCGGTGGCCGGCTCGGCCTGCGGGGCGACCGTGATCGCCACGGACTACTCCTTGATCTGGGTGGAGGGGGACGGGACGGTGCCCTCGTTGGCCGGCATGTTCTCGGCCTTGAGGTCGTCGGGCAGGGTGGTGGCGTCCACGTTCCGCGCCGGCGGCTGGGTGACCGAGGCCGGCTGCTCCAGCTCCTTGGCGTTGAAGGGGTTGGGCGGCTGCTCCAACTCCTCCGTCTCCTTGGCCGCGGTGGCGAAGTCCATCGGCCGGGTGGTGGTGTCGCCCACCGCCTGGCGCATGGCCTCCAGGCGTTTCTCCTCGTCCGCCTGAATCTTGGCCCGAGCTTCCTCTTGGGCCTTGAGGTTCTGCTGCTCGGCGGCCTGGGACAGGGCTTCCGGGCTGTTCTTGTCGGCCTTGGCTGCGGGCATCTTCCCTTTCCTTTAGGCGGCGGTGGTGAAGGTGTCGGTGGCGGTGGCCAGGTTGCCGTCCGCGTCGCGGGAGGCCACGCGGACGTAGTAGGTGGTCGCCGGGGTCAGCCCGCTGAGGTGGACATCGTGGTCGGTCTCGAACACGGTGGTGTCGCCCGGGGCGCGCTGGTCGTAGGTGCCCGCCACCGTGCCGTACTCGAGTTCGGTGGTGGCCTCCTTGTCGGTGTGCCAGTTCACGTCCGTGGCGTCCGACACCGGCACCCCGCAGTTGAGCTGGCTGATCACCGGCGCGTCCGGCCCGGTGCTGCCCGACCCCTCGATCTGCGCCTGGTACTCCGCGTCGCTCTGCGGCGGCTGCGGCAGGGCCTCCGCGATCTCCCCGGCGGACTGCACATCCATGTCCTGCCAGAAGATGGGGTCGAGGGTGCCGTCGCCGGTCATCTTGGGGACGGTGTAGCGGACGACCCCGCTGGGGTCCTCGACCGTGGGGGCCTCGAACAGGGGTTGTGCGGTCGTCTCAGCCACCGTCCTCCTCCTTCATGCGCTGCTCGGCCGCGGCCAGGGCCTCGGCCCGGTAGGTGTCGGCCGGCTCGCAGTCCCCCTCCTCGGACAGCTTCAGCCGCATCTGGGCCTGAAGCTCCAGGTCGGCCTTGCTGCGCCCGTCGCGGACGAGCAGGCCAGCGCCCTCGAGGTAGGCCACCACGTCGTACACGTCCCGGCCGTAGGTAACGATGATCTCCATGGCGGGCATCCGCACCAGCTCGGCCAGGGTCACGCCGTTAGGGAGGGTGGGGAGATCGGTCATGACGCCTCGCTACTTCTTCTTGGTCTTGGGCTTGTACATGAAGTCGTGCATCTGCTCCGGGCTAGCCTCCTTGAAGGTGCGGGGCTTCTTCCCCTCCTTCACCCGCTCGTAGTCCGCGGCCGCAGCGCGGCGCTGGCGCTCTGTCTTTGCAGGCATTGTTATCCCTCTGCTACCATACCGTTATGGTACGGAAGAACACGGAATACGACTTCTGGCAGCAGGTCGAGGTGGGTGACCCAGACGAGTGCTGGCCGTGGCAGGCGGGCACCTTCGACAGCGGGTACGGGTGCTTCCGGTACGGCGGGAAGCTGTGGCGGGCGCACCGGCTGGCGTACTTCTTCTGCCAGGGATCGCCCGAGGACAACATCCTTCATACCTGCGACAACCCTCCCTGCTGCAATCCCATGCACTTGTGGGACGACACGACCGAGGCCAATGTAGCCGACCGGGTGGCGAAGGCGCGGAGTGCCACCGGGGATGGTAACGGGGGCCGCCTCTACCCGCACAAGCTGACCGCGGACAAGGTGCGGCTCATCAAGGAGATGGCGGGCCGCTTCCCGAACGCACAGGTAGCGGCCCACTTCGGTGTCTCCGAGACGATGATCGCCCGGATCAGGCGAGGCGAGCGGTGGGCCTAAGCACCCACAGGCTGAAGTAAAACCCCAAAGGGGTAGCGGTTGCCCTCGGTCGGCTGCATCCGGTCGATGGGGTTCGGAATCTGGAAGGCGTAGCGGCAGACCACGCGCATCGCCACCAGGTCCTGCTGGGCCAGGTTGTAGACAATCGCCCCCGTGTTGTCCTGGATCACGGACTGGTCCAGCATCTTGAAGGTCAGGTCCTGGCGCACGCCCAGGATGCCCTGCGTGAAGTCGCCGGCGACGGCCTCCACCTGGGTGGCCTGGCCGGTGGTGGCGGTCTTGAAGCCGGAGAGGCCCGCGTAGGAGATGTAGGCCGGCTCCCCGAACACCATCCCGGCGCGGGTGCCTCCCGCCTGGGTGCGCCCGCTGCGGCTGACCGTGAGGGCGTTGTTGTCCGAGACCCCGGTGTTGGCCGGCCCCTCGGGCAGGAACAGGAAGTCCTTGTTCGCGTCGCGCAGCCCGCGCAGGCTGGACTTGAACTGCGGACGCATCCACCAGCCGTTGGGGGCGTAGCCGTCCACCTCGACCGTGGTGAGGACGTTGTTCAGGTCGTCCGCCACGTCCACGGCGGAGGTGCCCCGCACCACCGAGTTGCCGGCGGCGATGGCCGCGGGCACGATGGCGGCGGGCCAGGAGGCGGGCTTGCCCACCCCGAAGAAGATGGCCTCGTCCACCGCGATGGCGATGGCCTCCTCGAGCAGGGGGCGAATCTCGTCCCAGAGGTCGTAGTCCACGTCGTCCAGCAGCTTCTCGGGGATGGGGACGATGACGGCCAGCTCCTCCGCGACGAGCCACTTGTTGGCCCACTGCACCGCGGTGGTCTGCTTGAGGCCGGTGTCCCCGGACACCCAGTAGGCGGACGGCAGGGCGCTGACCACGGGGAGGCGCTGCTGCATCCGGCTCATCGTCCGGTGGGGGAACAACTGGAGCGCGGCGGACTTGTTCACGATCCCCTTGTAGATTTCCCGTGAAAAGTCTTCGGGGATCAGGGCGCCGTAGCCAGTGCTCGGGATGGATACCGTTTCCTGGCGGGTGATGATGCTGTTGTAGGGCATGGCTTACTCCCGAGCGGATCGACCGTTGCCGCCAGACCCACCAGTACGGCCGGTCATGGCCCGCATCCAGTCGTTCATGTCCCAGTCGTGTCCGCCCGGTGACCCGTTGGAGGGGGCCAGTTCTGGCTCCTCCTCGCCGTCCCGCAGCTCCGTGAGGAGTTCCTTGCGGAAGGCGCTGGACCGCCGGAGGGACTTCTGGGCCTCAGCCTTTCCCTTGGCGTAGCCCTCGTCGTGGGCAGCCTGCTTGAGCGCCTTGATCGCCCGGTCCACGATGGTCTTGCGCCCGTCGATGCCGTGCCCGGGGTCCTTCAGCACGGACTCGCGGGCCTTCTCATCGAGGGACTGCACCAGGGGGGTGATCGCGGCGTCGTCGAACATCGTCGCCATGGACCGCAGCGTGTTGCTGATGTCCTGGTTGGCGAGGCTCGCCTGCTCCTGCTGCTCCTTGAGCCGGGCGTACTCCGTGGGGTTGGTCTGCCGGAGTTCGCGCTCCCGCTGGCTCTCGGCCCGCTGGCGGCGCACGGCCTCCCGCCTATCGACCTCCGCCTGGACCTGACGCTCAAAGTCCCGCTCATCCCGCTCGGTTCGGGACGTGGTGGCTTCGTCCGCCTTCTGGTCCGACTCGGCCGGCTGCTCCTCCGCCTTCGGCTCCGGCTCCTGCCGGTCGCGGCGGCCGCGGCGTAGCTCGGTGTTGGCCTCGTCCCACTGCTGCTTCCGGTCGGTTACCTCCAAGGGTCGAGCGGTCAACCCGAGGGCGGTTTCTCGAAACCAGTCGTTGGGGGACGACTCCCCGTCGTGCTCGTCCGCGGCCCCGGTGGCCGGTGGGGTGTCCGTCGCCTCCGGCGGCGGCGCGGTGGACGTTTCGTCTGGCATTCCCGGCCCTATCTTACTGCCCGAGCAGTCCGTAGTTCGTGAACTGCTGCGGCACCCCGCCCGAACCCTGCTGTCCGTAGGGCGGAATGAACTGGTCGAGCTGGTTAGTCAGGTCGGCGCTGTTGGGCGAGCCGGCCCCGGCCATGCCGGCGATGTCCACCTGGTTGGGCATCTGGAAGGGCTGCATCTGGGGCATCTGGAAGGGGTTGGCCAGGGCGTTGGACGCCACCCCGGTGGCCTGCTGGGTGAGCGCGGTCATGTCCTGCCCGCCCATGGCCTGCCCGGGGTCACCGAGCTGGCCCTGCGCGCCGGCGAGGGAGGCGGCGTAGGGGCTGACCCCCTTGAGCATCTCCGCGACCTTGCGCGTGGCGAACTGGTCCAGGCTCTCGGGCACGTTGTAGGTGGCCCCCTGGTTGGGCGTGAACCCGTTGCCCTGGAGGTTCTTCTGGAACCCCTCGCCCCAGCCCGCGCCCACGGTCAGGGGGATCATCTTGGTGTAGGCGTCGGAGGCGGTGTTCCACATCTGCTGGCCGATGGTGGCGACCCCGCGCTCGTGCTCGGACTGCGCCTTGGCCCGGTTGGTGATGGCCTCCTGCTGCTGGACCTTGTACTTCTCGGTCTCCCGCTGCTGGCCGAGGATGGCCAGCGGGGCCTCGACGTTCTGCTTGTACCACTGGTTGAACTGCTCGGTGGCCGTCCGCAGGTCGAGGTCGCCGGACCGAATCTGGGCGTCGATGTCCTGCCGGCGCTGCTCCACCGCCTGGGCCAGGGCGGTGGTCACCCGCTGCGTGTCGGTGGTCATGCCGGTGCGCTCGGTCGCCCCGGCCTCCTGCGCCTGCACCCGGCCCATGGCCGCGGTGTCGGAGGCGTTCTGGCGGGCCAGGGCGACCGAGCGCACCGGCATGACC